AGCAGAGCGCATACGCGCCTACAAGAAAGACAACAAGCGCAAACTCACAGCATTTATTGTGGGCTTTGGCACACCGAAATGGAGCAAGTAATGAAGTTCAACATCTCACCAAAGGTATATACAATCCTCGGCACATACGCACGTGCATTTGTCGCTGCAGTTGTAGCCCAATACACAATGGGTAACACTAGCGTTAAGGCATTGTTTGCTTCAGGTATGGCATCTATTATCCCTGTTATCCTGCGCTGGGCTAATCCTGCTGACCAGTTTCCTGCTGCTCAGAAGTCAATTATCAAAGCAGCCGCTGAAGTTGAAGGCGTACACGACCCACTACCATAGGGTTTAAACGGGCTAGAAGCCCCATATAAGACAAGAAGACCCCGCTCTGGTACATTAACCTACCAGGCGGGGTTCTTTTTTTGTCCCTATTTACTTGCGCTTAGTTGCTTTCTTGACTGCTGCTTTCTTACGGGCTGGTTTAGCCTGTTCAAATTCATAGTCTAGGTCAGCAAATACATCATCTAAATTATCAAGCAGCCTATGGAAACGTCTATGGTTAATATACTTTTCTAGGTATTCTGCTACCCAATCAATTACTTCTAAGATGGTGAACCCTGCCACGATACCCCACGTAATAGACGCAAATGTACTCATGTTACTCCTTATACTAGTATTGGAACTGCAGTTATATTAAGTTGTTTACGCAATTTCTTGCGTTGGTATTCTGATGTCCCGCCCCACCAACCTAGCACTGCGTGTTGCAGTGCATAATCAAGACACTCTGTCTTTACTATGCAATTATTGCAAGTTTGTTTGAGCAAGTTTTCTTCTTTAAATGTACCGCTACCATCAGGTGTAAAAAACATATCTACATCTATGCCTATACAGTTTGCTTCAGTGGTGAAGTTGTACATTATCCTCCTGTTGAATAAAACCCAGTGCCGTTAAACTTAACGGCTGGTGCAGACCATACACGTGTCATGGTTCCACTACAAGTGGTGCATACGGGTGGTATATTTTCATTTGTTTCTACAATTGATAAACATGTATTGCATTTAAAATCATAATTAGGCATTACTCGCAGTCTCTCCAATCCATAGGTGTAGGTGCAGTTGTAATTGTTCCGCACTCTTTGCATTTTTGAGCAAGGTCATACCATGTAACCTCTCTAGATTCTTGGTCCCACATTACAGTTATCTCAAACATAAGACAACCACATATGCAAGCAAATGTAGGTGTACCTCTTAAGTCATTTGTCATGGTGTGTTGTTCCAGAAAAACTTGTAGTACTCAATGTCAAGGGCAAAGCGTTTCATATGTTTGACTGTTGCACCTGTGTGTGTATGTAGTGGTACACCAGCCTTGCCCATTAGACGAAAGAAGTTAATGTCTTCTGATACAAACTGTTCTCCAACTCCTGTTTCATTGAAGTAAGTTGTTGCTCCGTGCACCTTGCGCATCTGTGTGATTGCGTTGCGGTGCATGAGCACAAATCCAAATCCTGCTGAACCAACTCTGATGAGAGCGTTTGCTGGTAGTGGGTGAACATATGCAATTTTATACTCCTCGTCTGGAACCCAATTAAATACTGCAGGGTACGGAGCCATAAGGCTACGTTCATTTTCTTTAGAAATAAAGTATGTACCTGTAACTACTGGGCGTTCGTTTTTATCTGCGGCTGCCCATACAAGTTGCAATGCTTCTTTAGTCATTTCAATATCACTGTCTACCCATAGCATCCAGTCATAGTCTGTCTTGTCATACCAATGTTCAAGGGCTGTCTGACGTTGCCGTCCTATCTGGTTACCTTGTACACGCATGGCTGAATGGATAGGGATAGCACCAGTGATAATGCTGTAGACAATACCTTCAGCAAACTTGCCATCTACTAGCCCGTTATCACACCAACCTAGTAGTACACGGTCATCACTCTTCGGTGATGTTTGCTGTTGCATCTTCTCTACTATCTGTTGCTTCGTCTGTGGTTGTTTCTTCTTTGGTGTCTGTGTCATTGTATGGATGCCATCCGCCTAGGTGTTTAATTAAAGAACTAATTGCTCGTTGTACTTTCATACGTGCCCCATCAGGGGTGCTGTCCATATCCTTGGCTAATGCTGCCCAGTCTGGTGAGTCTACGCTAAAGCGTAGGCGTAAGACATTCTGCTTGGCTTCGGATAGTTTGTAGAATCCTGATGCAATGTCTGAGCGTAGCGATAGCCAGTTCATTCCATCACTGATGTTAAGACTCTTGACTGAGTTGCCTAAGTCCTTAAGACTTGCTGGCATCTCATAAGATTCGGAGATGATTGAAGGTAGAAATGTTTCTATAACTGATGCGTCATAGTAATACAAATCGTTGACATCATATCCAGTCTTCTTGGATTTTTCATACTCGCAGTATTTAAGTGCAGCATTACGTAAAGACTTAGCAACTAACTTGTCCATGTCTTTTTGCGGTAATGCCGACCACTCCTTATACTTACGCGGGTGAGAAACAAACCACACCCATAACTCTTGGGCAATATCATCTTGCTCTATCATGCTGTACTTGCGAGAGTATTCAGCGGCAAGAGTCTTTACCATGTCGTTGTATTCGGAGATATAGTTAATCATTAAAAGTTGATAACCCCGTTAATGATAGGCACTGCATGTGGTGTAACTACACCTTTGTCTTGAATAAGAATGCCAATGCCTTGTTGCCAGTTAGCATTACCTGATGTTAGGTAGTGTGCTTGCTTCATGTCCATCATGTGTCCTACTTCAAGACCAAACAATGTATGTGTCTTGCCATAGAATCCACGGGTCTCATGCTGTAATCCTGTGCGGTGTGTGTGTCCACACACTACTGACTTACCTAAAGACTTAGCAAGGTTTAATGCTGTAGCACCAGGCGCACGGTTAAGCGCACCTTCATCACCATGTGCCATTACCCAACCAGGTAACAACTCATGCATCTTATGTAAGTATGTAATGTCTAAAGCATCATAGCCTAGTAGTGTTTCAATCTCTAATGATTTAAGAGACAAAAATGCAGGTGCATACTTACGCATGTATGTATCAATGCGGTCAGTATGATTACTGCGTTGAATATAAAATGGTTTACTCTTACCCAAAGCCGCGCGATAACGAGCGCATAATGTCATGAGTTAAATCAATACTATCTTGTAAGGTGTCAGCATATTCACCAGCCATACCCTTGTTCCAACGGCATGGTTCTGGTGCATCTAGTTCATCACCAACACACCACAGTTCATCAGGTTTATAATACTGAATAAACTCCAATGTGCCATCGACAACTGCATCGTGCTGATACGGTATCTGTAAATCGCTCAAAACGACTACTCGTTTCACATTCGCCATTCTCAATTAGGTACACCTTCCCACTGTCCACGTTGGACTAGTAGTCCGATTATGGCATAGTTTGCAAGGTCAAGCAGGGTATCTTCTAATGATTCATACTTGGGCGTGTCGCCTGTATCTAACAGATTATTTAATCGTGCAAGTTTATCGTACATGCGTACGCGTAATCCGTTCATTGGACCACCAGGTGCACCTGCAATGTTCATAGGACCATAGTCCTTATGCTTATCGTAAAGTGTCTGAAGTAGGTGATTTACAATGACTTTAGCGTCATCAGGATTCTTCATTGAGGATACCTTTCAAGTGTTTGTCAAAGTCTTTCATGGCTTCTTCTACTGCAAACTGCTCCCACATTTCATCAGCCTTATCGTAGCGTGAGGCTACTAAGATTGCAGCCATAGCCACAATAAGTTTCTTGCCTTCTTCTACATCTTTACTGACTGTCTCATATATATCTTGGAGTACTTGCAGTACATCCATCATGCGTGTCTCAGATACTGGTATGCCTACTGTAAAGTCTAAGTGCTCTGTGTGTTCCCAGAAACTACTGTCCAACGGTAATGCATTCTCTGATTCGTTCGTCAATCCACTCACTCCCTTGTTTAGTCATCATGCTGTTTACATCTTCACCATCAGGCATGCTAATGATATTAACATTACCTAACTCTCGACTAACTTTCTTACCAAACTCTAACCCTGCTGCATCACCATCTGCTAATACAATTACAATCTCAAAGTCGTCAAGAATTTTATTATAGTGTGGCTTCCAGTTGTTAGCACCAGGAATACCAATGGTTGGGTGATTAGTTTTAACTGTCATCATAATACAATCGAACTCACCTTCGGTGACACAGATGTATTTGTCTGCAACAAAGCAAGCCTGCGTATTAAACATAGTTGTCTTAGCACCAACTAGTCCCATATACTTAGGGTCTTCATTACTCATACCACGGAATCTAATATCAACTACACCTGACGGTGTAATGTATGGGATAGCAAGTCTGCCTTTGTATGGCTCATGCCCTGGAACTGGGTCTTCTACCACCCCCAGATGAAATACGCGTGCCTCGTCTACCGAGAGTTGACGGCTTAAAAGATACTCGCTCTGCTACTTCTATCGCTCGCTGCGTATCTCTGTGTTGCCTGTAGTAAGAAATGACGCTGCGAACTTGACAGCCTCACGATAGTCACCACCTTCCTTGTACATAATCAAACAAAAAGTATCACCTTTGACACCACAACCGTGGCAGACAAAGGCGTTCTTATCATAGTTAACTGCTGCGCTTGCATGTGAATCATGGTGGAATGGACACTTCATCTTACGCCATCCGCTACCTACTGCTGGTGTATCTGCACCTATGTAGTGGAGATACTCTTCAATGCTTGGTTTCTCCAAGTGCTCTCCTTAGTAAATCTACATAGACATGTCCAGGCATGGTGCAGTACCACTCGCTAGGGCTCCGCTTCCCTTTACGTTTGTGCCACACCACGCCTGTCCAAGCCTTATCGTTAGCCATCTCGGTTAACAATTCTTCTGTCCATCCAGCCAAGTTCATCTTGGCATGGTTCTTGATTTCAATTGTAACTCCAGGTATACCTGAGATGTCACCCTTGTCTAGCGTAGCACCAGCCAATCGCCTATCAACATAAGGAAACCATTGCTTGAGATACTTAACTACATCTCGCTCTGCCCCACTGCCTTTGGCTTTGGCTGCACTACTCATACTGTCATCTCTACCTGTCTATAGTCACGGACTACATCTTCTAAGTACATAGATGCAGGGTCAAATGATAGTTGCACATATGTATTGCCAGTAAAGTCAGCCTTACCATAACGGTTTTTAACAGGGGCTACGCATAGGTATGCGTCCTGTCCCTGCATTAACTGTCCTACTGTCAATACCATTGCAGGTATCTGGCTAACCATACCCTGCAGTGCAGAGCGTGGCTGACAAGGATAACCCTGAGCACCTTCTTTAGTATGGTGCAATACAAGTACACATGCATTGGTATCTCTTGCAAGATACTTAAGTTCTTTCATTACTGAACGCATACCTGCAAACTCTTCTTGTCCATCAGTTGCAATGTCCATAAGATTATCTACAACTATAAGTGTAGGGCTTCTGCCCCACATAGTTTCAAACGCAGACACTTCATCTGCTAGGTCAGCGAGTGAAGGGCTGGGTTCAAACGACCAGTAAAGATTACCAAACTCTTTGAGCAGGTTCTCTGCATATGCTGCGTTAGTCTTGAACATATGCTCGGCTGCTGCCTGAGTTATCTTGGCTTTCATAGCAAGCAAACGCATAGCCATGGTGTGTGCATTAGTATCGGCAGAGAAGTAAAGGGTTGGTTGTTTCAGTCTTGCTGCGATATGTAATGCAATAGATGACTTACCTGCGCCTGGAGTACCTGCTATGACGGAAACTTCTGCTCTACGCAGAATCATTCCTTCACGTTGGAACGCCTGAAATGGTGGGGCTAATGGCTCCCCACCTACCTCAGGCTTACCAATACTACGGCGTAATGTTTTCATTTACCTGTTTCTTTTCACACCAGCGACACATTCCTGCACGCTTGATTTGAATTGGAGTGTGCGGTTCAGTACCGCATATTGGGCATTTCATTTATGCTTTTGTTTGGTCGGCTACGAACGAAGCAAACTCTGGTGAGCCTGCCTTAACATAAACAGTTGTGCACTTGCTTGGGTCGCCTTGCTTAGCAGGGCAGAAGTGTCCCTTGTATGGACCAAACTTGCCAGTCATACCATGGATGCGTGTCATTGTACCGTGTGGGCACTGGCGTGCTCCTGCTCCTGGTACTGATGATACATGGGCAACTGGTTGTGGAGAGTTCCATGACTCTTCAACAACTGTTGCACCAAACTGTGTAGCAATTGATGCTATCTGTGGGTTAGGTGGTACTGCTGCATTGCTACCACGTGCTGCTGTCTCTACTTCAGAGATGGCTTCTACAATCTGGAAGATACCAGATGTTAGTGCGGTGAACTCATCAGGTGTGTTAGCACGTAGTGTTAACTGTGTACCTGCTGGAGTCTTGAGATTGATACTGATTGGTGCTTCTGTATGCATGTTACTCCTTGATTGGTGTTACTAGGGATTTTTTTGTGTCTCTGAAGTTACGTACCTTCATAGCCAACTCTATGCCTTTCCATCCTTGCTTGATGTCAACAAAGTGTAGTTCACATTTACCACTACCTGCTGGTAGATGGACAATGATTCCACGTTCTTGGTTAACATCTCCCCATGCTGAACGGGTTGCCGTAGCAGGGTCGTACGGCAAGCCGTGTGCATACACTGCTAACTGCATAGCAATCTTATTTGGATAAGAAATGCTACCAGTTTTTAAGTCAGAGATAAACAACTCGCCTTTGTATCTAACGATACGGTCAGGCGTGCCTGCTATCTTGTACTTATCTAATACGCAGAACTGTTCAATGTTTACATTCTCAAAGTTCTTAGTTGCATCTGCGTATGCTTGTATGTCTGCAACATAATCTTCTGGTATGACACCAAGGTCTTCACCTCTGTCATACTTCTCTGTCAATGTATGTATGGCTGTGCCTATAGTTGCTTGCTTGGTAGCACCTGCTGCTTCCATTGCATCTTCAACTAACTTGTCCATCTCTAACTTGTTATCTCTGTGTGCTGATGCAGCCAACAGTAAGTCAGGACGCAGTGTTAAACCTGCTGCAGCCATGCGTAACTTCCATGCTACTAGTGCAGTGCCATCATCTAATGAACCTGCAACTGTAGTCGTACGTGTATATGGTACTGGCTTGCCACCTTTGGGTGGCACAATCATGGGTCTGCCGTATCTATCTCTTGGTACTTCTACTTCTGACATGTGTCTCCTTTGATTAAGATACTAAAGGGGGTAGGACAAGGAGAGAGCCAAAACCTACCGCCCAACTAGTTGTCCCATCATAGCATAGTTGACGGACTATGCGTTGATGTCATTGCCGCAGTGCGGACAAATCTTTTCTGGTCGTGAGTATACTTCGTACCTAGCATATTCATCTTTGTAATTTTGATGAACATATATTTTGCATCTGTTACGTGTGCTATACAAACGTATGATTGCACCTGATTGGTGCAACACTGACAGAATACCACTAGTAGTACCGTGATGCCAGCCAGTATCTGTGGCTAGTTCTTTCCATGTAGCACCTTCGATGCCCTTGTTTTTTAATATACGTAACGCTATCTGCTGTCTGTTTTCTTCCCGTCCTGACACAAGATTTTCTACTGCTCTTAGTTTACTTGTGTCAGTACCTGACCAGCCAGCAGTACCGTTGTATGGTACATAGGCTTGGGTCATTAGTTATCTTCTTCCAAATCGTGTACCTCTACGTTGTCCATAGTATAGTCACCGTCATTAAAGCATACGTCAACATTATCTACAAACATAGACTCTGCTTCTTGTTCATCTTCCGCTTCTACTGTGAATGAACCTGTGATTGTAAATGTTGCACTGTACTGGCTGGTAAGTTTGTTGGCACCAATGCTCTCAAGTAACATGTTGACGTCACCTTTGTTGCATGTTGTCTCACCGTCTGACCATTCACCTTCACTGAAAAAGTCACGGACTTTATAACGTAAGTCACGGATTTCTTTGCGTTGCATGTCGTTGACTTGTTGGATAGCATCTATTTCCTGCGCTCTCTTTCTGAAATGCAGTACTTCTGTTTCAGTGTATGTAATTGTAGCAACTTGTCCATCTGTTTCTGTGTTGATTGTGATTGTGTTCATGTTTCCCTCTCGTTGTTTGTGTGTGCTCCGTGTTCGCCACTGGCGGAGCAACCCAGTGAAAGGAGGATGATGAAGTCCCCTGCGATTTACCCATGTAAGGTAAACTTATGCTGTCAGGATTGACAGTGCTTTGTTCTTGATGCGGTCATTGCTACCACTGATGGTAGCAAGGGCGCGCTTGTCATCTCCACCTGCTGAATAGTAATCAGCATACTCAATGACTGCTTGCCATACACCAAAGGCTGTGCCTCTAATGTTCTCTTGTGTAGGTGACTGGCTGTAGATGTCCCATGCTTTTGCACGTGCATCTGTAGCCATAGTTAATTGCTTGCGCTGTCCTTTAGATAGCAGGTCATATGGTACACCTTCTACTTCAGGTGGCAATGCCCATACCTTTTTGAAGATATTCATTGCTTGGTCTTTGTTAATCTGACGTTTGATTAACTCATCTGCTGTCATCTCATACTCTTCGATAGCCTGATATGTAATCGTTGTGATGTTACGGATGTCATTGATAGATAACTCTGAGTTGGTTGTGTGCTTCATCTTATACATGAGTGGCTTCTTGTACTTAGCATTTATAATTTTACCTATTTGGTTAGCGCAAAAGATACGCTCAATGATAGGACGAATGATAACAGAACAAGAACCATCATGTGATGTCTTGGCTAGTAGGTATGCTGCATGTGGGTCACCTGCTACGGTTACACCGTTAGGTAATTCCATAAGCATCCATACGTTAGCACCACCATTGTATTCACCTGCTGCACTGTATCGTGCATCACCTGATTCAATGAGTGTGTCTAATGCACCGAACACTTCCATGTTTTGAACAATCTTATACTTGCTACCGACAACACCAATGATGGTGTTCTCTCCGTCATTACCTAACTTAAGTACGCCTTGCTTGTTAGGTACTGGGTAGTAATCAGATACTGTTTCGTAGTCTGATACTTTGTGATTGACGTAGCCTTGTAGGTCTACTGTCTTGACATTCCAATCAAGCCCCGCTTCACGGGCTACTTGACTTGCAGATGTACCGTTAACTGCAGTACCGCCACGCTTCCAAGCGTTGCGTCTGTTGTCTACTAATACTTCAGCCATTGCTTACCTCTCTCTCATCTTTTTCTACTAGCATCCATCGTTGGAATGCTAGCCCTGGGTATAACTTACACGCATCTTGGATTAACCAAACTGCTGTGTCATCATCACTTGCTTCCACTTGTATGTCGCAAGTAACTTTATAGTATGTTTTCATCAGTACCACCCATGTCGTAGTTCATGTTGCCATGCAACTGTTGGTCTGCCGTATCTGTACTTGATATACGACAGCCCCCGCGCAACTTGTTGCGGGGCTGGAGTCCCAACCTTTGTGTTGAGAACTTGCGCTACTCCGTAAGCAGTTGATTGTTTGTTAGCAGACTTATGATTCCAATGAGACTCTTGTGTCCATAGTTTATCTAATGCTACCCAATCTACTCTGACTCCACTGTGGATAATCAAGTACCATTAGACCACGTGCATATACCCTAATTAGTTGCAGGTGTCCAGATTACTGCTGGTTCCGCAACACACTTAGGTTTTGCTACATGGTGATGCCATGCTTTGATTGGTATTCCAATTAGTGTATTAAAGGCTAATGCTATAGCAATACCTATAGATACAGTTTGCTTTACTGGTTGTTGCATAGTTACTCCTAACTATTCTTCACCCATCTCATCATACATTCTATCTGGGTCTTCGCTATCGCATTCACATGTGTGAATAAAGTTACCGCATTCTTCACATGAATCAAAAAATGCTACGTCATCTTCTAGTCTTGGTTCACTCATTCTATTGTCTCGCATTCTTTTTTGCATTCACAACAAATGTACTTATCTTTGTAAAAATCTACATCATTATTACAGCATGCGCTACCTATTGGTCTACTCATGTTATCCTCCTTACCAACTAGCGTAGTACTCGAACTCTTGGTCGTCAATAGTGTTGTCTATAATTTTAGTTAGTTTTGTAACTGTTTCTTTAATGTCTTGCCAGTACCAATCATCTATTTCTGTACTGCCAAAGAAGAATCCACTAGCAGGAGGCAGCAGTTCTAGTGCTGTCTCTTCAGTGCCTTCATCTAATACTTTTTGGCAATCATCTCGTAGTTGAATAAGTGCATTTTTACTGACATGAATAGGTGTGCAGTCATCCACTGCTTTACTGTTATTGATAATCCAACCATGGATAACGTTAGCCTTGCGCCAGTATGCTACTTCAGTTGTTTCTTTTTGATATAGATACATGTCTAGTCCCATGTTATTCTCCTTCAGATTCCTTAATGTTCTTAACTACATCATTCACTGTTGGCTCTGGCTTTGCCTCTTGAACTACTTCGATAGATACTTGGTTGATAAACTGACGGGTCATACCTACCCAATCAACGCCATACTCTGCGCCTAGTCTATCCCATGCTGTTTTTTCTACGTCTCTTGTATCATGGCTGAACTCTGTTTCAATAGTAGTTACCATAACGAAATGGTCTGCCATAAACAGTACGTCTACGATTATGTTACTCATTTGTTTCCTCTCCGAAGATACCTGCGACTACCTTAGGGTGTAGTTCTTGTCTCATTGTAGCAAATGATGCTGGTTCCCATCCTGATTTGAACACACGGTATAGTAATTGCGCTAATGAATAATCATGTTGCGCGTTACTAAGTGTAATCAAAGCACCACATGTATTACCCATTTCATATTGCATCTGGGCTAGCATTGCTGCTGGTGCATTGATATAGATTGTATCTGTTGGTGCTTGGTCTAGCAAGAACTCAAGTACAGGTATAATTGTATTTGCTTGGTTACTATCAAGCATGCCTAATGCATAGTCACGCACCTGTATATCTGTTAGGTAATACAATACATTGGCTACAGTTTCAGCGTCTTGCTCAGTACTTGATGATGCAAAGTATTCATCAATTAACCGTGCACCTACACGCTGAACTGCTGACTCGCTGTTGTCCGTCAACGTACCTAACTCGTTGAGTTGGTCTATCATTGTCATTGTTAGCATTGTTCTCTCCTTATGTTTGTAGTTGGTATTAGAATGGGCGTGGGCTGTGATACTTAATGCACTGCTCCTGCTGTCTACGGATACGGCTCCGTAGGATTCTGTTTTCATGGAGCAATGTACGGTTAGCATAGGCTGTGATTAGAATTAGAATAATACTGGCAGTAAGTGACACCATGATACCGATAGTATCGAACATAGATATATACATAATGAATCTCCCTGTTGAAATAGTAGATGGACTTGCAGTTGTCCGTAGAGGATACGGTATACCCGCGAATAAAAAAAGGGGGAGAGGTGAGTGCTGTCTTAGCCACCCACCCCTCCTGCTTGTTAGTTAGTAACTACCTCGAAGACTTCGAACTGTAACTGTGGTGCTCGGCGTTCTGATTCCGCAACCTGTGGACGGCGGTCGAACTTGGTAATCATACGACCTTTGAGTGTGACCAGCATGGTTTCTTCCTGTCCTTGACGGGCTTTGTCAAGTTCTACTAGGTCAGTAACTACGTCTCCATCTAGACCTACAATGTTCATACCTACCACAAATACTGCTCGGTCTGCTGTTCCATCTGGCAGACGTGAGTATGTGCGTTGGTTAAGCCAGCCTGTGACTAGCGTTCCGCGTGAGCCTGTGAATGTACGGATGTTCTTGATTGTGCCTGTTACTG